TTAAACGTGATACACGTTTACACGCACGTTTCGTTTTTATGCGTTTCGCACGTGAGAATACGCACGGGCGCGAACGTTAAGCGCTCCGCGCTTAACGTTCGCGCCCTCTTAACGATTACCCTCCGCCGAGCACCGCTGCTATCGCAGCGGCACTTCCGGCGGTAGGCTAATCGTTACGAATGCACGCGCGCTAACGCGCGACGGCCTTCGTGCCTCAGCCCCCTTAAGGTAATACTATACTTAAGGGGGCTAGGCCCGTGCTTCCGCACGCTGATCGATCTAAGCTATTCGCCCTCTACATTTTTTATTATAGGATGAGAGGGCCCACATACCCGTGCTCCGCAGGGCCTGCCGGCGGCAGGGGAGTTTGCAACGCAAAGTTAGATAACTAAGTCTCATTGCCGGACTCCTCGGTCGGCGCTACCGCGCCTCGGTCGTCGCTCGGCAACCGACTTAGTTACTTAGCAGTATACTATTCCTTAAGGAGTAATATTTTTTTCTCGCACCTGCCGCACGTTTGAAAAAAAATATTTTTTTTTTCGCACGAGTGTCAAAAATATTATTTTTTTTTCACGCACGTTTCAAAAAAAAATATTTTTTTGACGCACGTTTGACACTTATTTTTTCGTTTTTCCCACATGATATTTTTGACACTTTTTTTTGCATCACGTGAAAAAAGAACATTTATTCGATTCCTTATCCCTATCTGTCAAAGTTGCCAACGTCAATGAATGCACAACCTCCTCGACCTAAGGACCCTATGTCCAAACACTGGTGTTTCACTCTTAACAATTATACTTTGGAAGAGTATAATACTTTCACCTTATGCGAGAAGGAATACCTTGTGATGGGTAAAGAACTTAGCGAACCTCACGAAGATACTGGCGAACGTACCCCTCACCTACAAGGGTACATTGTTTTCGTAAACCGAAAACGCCTTGCTGGTGTCAAGAAGATCTCCCCCAAAGCCCATTGGGAGATTAAACGTGGTACTCCACAAGAAGCTAGCGAATACTGCAAGAAGGATGGAGACTTCTTGGAGCAAGGCATCCTACCTGAACTACCTCACGAAGCTGGTGGCAAAGCTACTCAAGATAAATGGTTAAACGCATTTGAAGATGCTAAAAAGAGCGACTTTAAAAAGATTGAGCCTAAAATGTTAATTCAACATTATCAAACTTTTAAAAGGATTGCTCAGGATTATCAAACTGTTCCTCCTGATTTAACACCCGGTGTTAAACATGAATGGTATTGGGGCGCACCCCGTACAGGGAAATCAAGAGCGGCCCGCTTTAATTTCCCTGGCGCTTACGATAAGCCTTGCAACAAATGGTGGGACGGGTATCAAAATCATGAGTTCGTCATTATCGACGACTTTGATAAAACGCATAAATGCTTAGGTCACCATCTCAAGAGATGGGCAGACATTTACTCCTTTCCAGCAGAGCATAAAGGGCATACTTATCAGATACGCCCTAAAACGGTGATAGTTACTTCGAACTATCATCCTTCTCAGATCTTTGACGATGACCCCGTACTGTTAGAAGCTATACTCAGTAGGTTTAACCTTACTGAGTTCTCAAAAAACCCATATAATGTGTGGGCTCCTCACAAAGATCGACCAACTCTTAAAAGAACGCATGGCGGTTTCTTTAAAGAGATTGATCCCGATGTCACGCAAGCTTTAGACGAAAGATTACGTAGAGGGTTACCTAATCCCTTTTCCCAGCCTATCGATCTTACTCAAACATACTCATCGAGTTCTTCAGAATCTGATGATGACACCACATCAGATGCTGAAGAAAGTTCCTCGATTGAAGAGATGAACTGTAATGAAAAATGTAATACATTGTAGTTTTATTAAACATCTACAAAAGTTGTTCTACACTTGTAAAATAACGTAGACGCTAAATCTCCGTTTGTTGTGTTTCCAATGATGTGGAAAGAATTGTCAACAATATCCGCCACTGTTCCTGCATTTCCTGAATTATAATGAACAATCACAGGTTTTCTAAATTTAATATTCATTTTAAAATGGCGGATAAGTCCGTTGACTTCTACATTTGTACCATCGAAAGTATTGCTTGGATCTTGCATAGCAATAGTTTTGTCTTTCAAGACACGGAATCGACCGAAGAATGCTGGATTCTGAAACATAGCATGTGCTACACTTGCTCCACCACTTGTTATAACATCTTCTGCATTCAATTGTGCCCCATTCGTCTGTCGATCCTGGACCAAGATAATGCGACATAAATTTGCATTATCTGCTCCAGTTTGGTCGGCTTGTTTCACGCATTGAACATAACCACGTATTTTCAAAGCAAGAACTTGGACTTTTCGACCATCTCTGGTGTTGTATTCATCACCCTGAGTTGGGGAAAACAAAGTATTTGCAGCAGGATCTAACTCACCGCCTGCCCAGGTCGTAGAACTAGCAGCAATTGCTGTACCAGTATTTTCTGAGTCAAAATACTTTCGTTCCGTTATTGCTAACGGATTACCCAAACTTCGTGGTACGAATGTTCGGGTATTTCCACCAACCTTTACTATGGTCATCCCTTCACCCCTTTGTCTTTTGTTCGACTTGCTCGTTTTGTCAGACCTCTTTCTCTTTGACATAGACAATTAAACGTGATACACGTTTACACGCACGTTTCGTTTTTATGCGTTTCGCACGTGAGAATACGCACGGGCGCGAACGTTAAGCGCTCCGCGCTTAACGTTCGCGCCCTCTTAACGATTACCC